GAGAATATGGTACTAGCACTAGCATCAGCAGTTGACCATTTTTGTGTAGCATAATTATAGATAATTATTTTATCGCAAATACCTGTAGTGTTAGCTGTATCTGATGCAGATGGATATAACCACATCGCTAGTTGATTAAAGGGATCTACTGCAGCACATATCCTATCAGAAAAGGCTTTATTTAAATCTACATCAAAAAATCTATTTACTTTCTCTGCACCTATAGCTGTTACTTGATCACCATTGATTTCAAAGAAACCATCGTCTGCATAAAAGAATACTCTTCTGTTATCTTGACAAACTGTTCTTCCATATACAGCTCCTCTGTTTGGAGATATAACTGATAATCTAAATACTGTTGCTCCACCCACATAGTCCATACGAACTATTTGATTTTGTCTAAATACATAACCATACTCACCTGAAGTTATATGTACGATCTCACCACCTGAACCTGGTAAGTCTTGTTGATCAGCTTGTTTAGTTCCTGCTAACCAAGTTGTAATATCATTAATGCCTGACCATTGTATTCTGTTTTGATTTGTAGGTTGATTTCCTGTAACTAAAAAATCCCTTACCACACCTGATACTCTAAATGTAGGTACACTTCCTGATGTAGCTATTGATGAAAGATTAGCAAAGTTAGTTGATGTACCCATCAAGTAATATTGAGGTGCATCAACACCATTACTTGCTATGACATGATTACCAAACTGTGTAAAAGTAAAAAAATCTGTATTAGTTCCTGTAAGCGATCCTTTTCTTGAAGTAAAAGTACCTCCATCTAATTGATAAATGTCTGTATTTTTTGCAACAAAATTAAATACAGCTCCAGAGTTGTTTCTAAATGAACCAGCACCTCTGCTATCTGCACCAATATTATTTGTTGAGTAACTTACCAATGAGGGAAATCTTTTGTAAGAATTTTGTGCGTAATACACATTGTTAGCTGTGGTTGCACCTGGATTTAAATATTCAGGTTGATCAGGTAGCCATTCTCCAAAAGGTATTTGCATTCAAAATCCTAAGT